TAATGTTATTCTACTGCCACTCAGTGGTAGTGGGACCTCTATAAATACCTGTCCTGTTCCCCTTGTGCTCCCTAATGACTCAACAACTTTCCCCCCCGAATACCCCCATCGCCGATCATGGCGTACGCCCGACGTCGGTTTACTTCGTCCAGGGCAAGAAAGCCAATCAGGCGTTCCAGGCGTCCCGCCGGCAAGCGTCGCTCTTACCGCCGATCGACCCGAAAGCGGGGCATGTCTACCCGCACCCTCCTAAACAAGACATCTCAGAAGAAGCGCGATAATATGCTCTCCTTCAGTAACACCACCGCAGAGGATCCGTTCTCGACGGATTATACCATTGGTCCAGCTGTCATGCGTCGTCCCGTAGGCGCTGACCTCCCTGCTGAATTCATCTATGTGTGGAACGCCACCGGCCGCCCTCATGAGCTATCTACTGGCTTTCGAGGCTCGAAGATTGACACGTCACTCCGAACCAATACTACCATCTTCGCTGTCGGGTTGAAGGAACGAATCAAACTAGAGACTAATAACTCGGCACCTTGGCGATGGCGTCGTATCTGTTTCACGAGCAAGAATGACTATGGCGAAGCGGATCCTGACGAGTCAGATTATTTCCGCCGTACCTCAAACGGCATGGTCAGGTTACTCCGTGCCCAAAGCCAAGCGGAAGAGATTAACGATGACGTGTTCGACGGACAACGGAATGTGGACTGGCTCTCGGCTATTACGGCCCCAATTAACCGCCGGCATGTTAGCGTGCATTACGACCGCACCCGAACTATCCAATCGGGTAATCAGTCTGGTGTCACGCGCACGTACAGGCAATGGCACCCCATGCGCAAGAATGTGGTTTATGCAGACGAGCAGGCTGGTGAAGGAATGGTTGATTCCGGTGTGTCTGTAACCGGAAAGGTTGGAATGGGAAACTATTATGTCATGGATATTTTTACGAAGCATGGATTGAACGATGATCAGAGTACATTATCCTATGAACCTGAGTCAACCTTCTTCTGGCACGAGAAGTGATTCTGTGATCTCCACGAAATCACAGTTCCCGATCAACCAATCGTGATCAACCCCCTCATCACACAGAGGGTTTTGATTACAAATGTATATAGAAGGCCGCCCCCAATGTATCAGTTTTTTGCCCCGATATTTATCCGTTGCCCAAAACTGTGACTGTGCACCCAACCAAAACTTGTAACTGTGAAAGAATTTGAGACCGCCCTGCATGTCGTCGAAAATAGCATAATCGACGCCCTCTAATTCTTCCTCCAATGAGAATAGGCCACCGAAGTATGCATGGTTGCCTAATGATCTAGCCCATAAGGTCTTACCCAATCGGGTTGGACCATACAAGACTAGTGATCGTCGGCGTCCTGAACAGGTTAGCATAACGCCCATTAAACATCGAGGCGTCCGCGCGGCGGAGCGAGCGCGTGACTAGCCGTAGCATAGCGTAGATAAGACCCTACTAAGATAAGACCCCCCTGAGCGAGGAGCCAGGAGCCAGAGGCGACTGTAGCGACTGCGAAAAGTAAAGGAAACTTACCGCTTGTGCGTCTCTCCAGATTTTGTAGTACCCAACTAGACAGGTCCGGAAATCTGTCTGTACAAATTTGTACTCCTGAAGGGTGTTCGTACGGAACGGGCTCGGGTCGATACCTCCAATCGGCGTAACATTTAAGTGAGTTGAAGCTGCACACGAGTGATTTTGGTGCCATTCGCGCGCAAGCTTCAAAAAACTCGTCTCGAGTTGTTGAAAGGATGATCGCAGGCCACGGGTCAGCAACTCGATCCACCCGATCTCCGCCGAGAGAAGCGGGGTCGAGTCCTCCAGCAACAACATCTCCGTCCTTGATCGCATAAGTTGCACCCTTTTCCGGTGTTGAGTAACCGCGTACGACATTTGGGTGGCGTCCGTCCACATCGAATACGCGGACATTTCTTGACTCAAACTTCCGTTCGAACATGAAGAAAGCGTGCAGGTGAAGTCCTCCATCAGCGTGCTCTTCTCGGCCAATGATGCACTCAGCTCCCAGGCGTCCAAGATGGTCGTTAACTTCCCAGGGGTCCAGGTCTCCGGACTGGGGGAACGTGAGCAGGCCCCATTTGGCGGCGAAGCGAAAGGACATCCCTGAAATGAATCCATGAGGTACCACTGAGGCAGTAGT